GAGTATTACAAACCAGCAGGAACAACAGGAACTTTTGGTACTGGTGATGTAACCATTGGTACTGAGACAATGGTTGTTGAAACTTATTTGAATCTCAAGGTTGGAGATCCAGTTAAGTTTAGTGTTGTTGATTCTTCTACAGGTGGATCAGGATCAGGAACTTTACCTGCTGGTTTAAGTGCTGGTACAACTTATTACGTTATTACTTACACGGCAGCAACAGGAGCATTGATTGTATCTGCATCTGCTGGTGGTTCTGCTGTTAACCTAACTGATGTTGGAACAGCAGCAGCTCCTAATGAATTTCAAGTTGCTTATGCTGCTTTTGAAGCTGTTAGTCAAGTCAGAGAATGGAGCTTTGAAATTGAAAGAGCTGAAATTGATGTAACTACTATTGGTGCTGATCCTGGTCAGTATGTTCCATTTAGAAACTACATTGCTGGTTTTGGTGATGGTTCAGGTAGTGCAACTGCTTACATGACAAATGAAGATGCAGCTTTATCTAACAGAATGATTGAAGATGTTCTTCAGCGTCAGCAAGTAGGAGCTGGATTCAAGCTTTACATTGACCGTGTTTATAGCGGTGGAACTGTAAGTGACACTCTTAGTCGTTTTATTAGCTTTGATGCAACATTAACTTCTGCTTCTTTAGGTGTTACTCCTGATGATGCACAAGCAGTAACAGTTAATTTCCGTCCTGCTGGCGTTCCAACATTCGACTTTAGCCGTTCATAATAAGAACGGAGCTGGAATGTTCCATAAACCCTGCTCTTTTGCAGGGTTTTTTATTGTTTATTACGCTAGAATAATTTCATATAATTTTTTACTATGTCAACAAGTCCTAGATCTGCAAGATCAACATTACGAGCGATAGATCGTTTAAAGAAAGCAGCAAATTTAGAAGCTACAAAAAAAGAAGTTGAACTTTCTGATGGATCTATTTTTGAGATGTGGGTCGCACCACTAACGATGGCAGAAAGAGAAAGAGCACAAAGAGGAGCTAAAAATGATGATGCAAATGAATTTGCTTTAAGACTGTTAATTTCTAAGGCACAAGATGAAGGTGGAACAAGGTTATTTCAAATGGGAGAAATAGATGTTTTAAAGAATGAAGTGAAGGATGCTGATTTACAGAAGTTAATGTTGGCAGTTTTAACAGATGATGAGGATGCTTTAGACCCAAAAGACTAAGTGAAGAGATAAGGAAAGATAATTTTTTAATGCTTCAGTTTGGGATAGCAAAAGAGCTAGGTAAGTCTTTAACTGAGATACGGCAAATGACGGTAGAAGAGATTGTTGGATGGTCAGCTTATTTCCAAGTGTTAAACGAAGATCAAGAGAAAGAAATGCAAAAAGCTCGAAGACGTAGGTAATATGGAATGAGTTAGGAGGAAAGTTGTGGCATCGGCTCAAGCCCAAATAGAAATTGCTATAAAAAATGTTAGAGCGTTAGATAATCTATCTAGGAAATTAAATCAATTAATTTTAGTTAATAAAAAATTAGTTACAAGTATTAATAAGTTAGATACTACTTTTAAAAATATAAGTAAATCAGGTTTAGGTGAATTAGAAAGAGGATCAAAAAAAGCTTCTAAAGAAGTCCTTACTACAACAGATACTATTAAACAATTACAAGGAGGGGTGAAAGGTTTGCAACGAGAAGTTGCAGTACCTTTAGATCTGATTGCAAATCGTTTTAAAACAATAGGAAAAGGAATTACTCTTCAGCCGATAAAAGGATTAGTAGATGAAATTAGTAAAATTCCTTATGTGGTTAAACGAGGAGTTCAAGATTGGGGAAGTTTCTTTGAAATTTTAAATAAAGGAAAAAAAGACATTATATCAACAGTTGCAGGACTAGGAGCATTAATCGCAAATGTTAAAAATTTCGGTGTTACAGCAAGAACAAACCTTACAAGTTTAGGAACAATATTAGATAACAACGCAACTAAAGCTGAGAATTTTTTAAATAAAATGGTGTTGGGTATAAAGATGCAAAATACGGCTTTTGCATTAGCTAAAAACACCGCATTAGCCCAACAAAAAAGTTTACCTGGGACGTTGCTTCGTAATACATTAAGAAGTCAAGCAGGTAGAGCAGGAACAGGATTTGGTGATTTTAGTCAAGGTATGGGTGAATACAATCCTTATCAAATAGCAACACCTACACCTAGATATGGAGCAGGAAGAATTGGGCCAATACATCCTACTCAACATTATGCTTTGCAATCAAATCCTTATATGGGGCAGTTTGATAATGCAACGCAAAAATCTATTGCTAGACATACAAAACATTTAGCCAAAATTAATAAACATACAGGTAAAACTGCTGCTCTTCTTGCTAATCAGCAAGCAATGGCAGGTTTAAATCAATACGGTACTGCTATTGGCCCAATTCCACCTACGTTAGGTCAACGTGCAGGAGTGATGGCTAATACTTTAGGTTTTGGTAAAAACGCTAATCCTCAAGGAGTATTTGCAAGTAGAGGAGGAATAGGTGGTCGTATTAGAGGAGGAATTAGTAGTGGAATGATTGGTGGTGCTTTCCCATTTTTATTCGGACAAGGAGGAGCTGCATCTGCTGGTGGTGCTTTAGGTGGTTTAGCTGGTGGTGCGTTAGGAGGAGGATTAGGATTTGGATTATCTTTATTAGGTACAGTTGCAGGTTCTAAAATTCAAGAAGCAGCAGATTTTAGAAAAGAAATTGATAAATTAAATACTGCAATTAAAGGTACAGGTGGAACAAGTGTCTTTACTGCTGAAAAGATAAAAGAATTAGCTAAAAAGTTAGGCGTTACTAAAGAAGAAGCATTACAAGCTGCTGGTTCGTTTGAACAATTTGGAGCAGCAGCAAGAGTTACTCTTTTACAAGCTTTTCCTAATGAAGAAACATTTAATTATTTTTCAAATATAAAAAATAATCAAAGTCTTTTAGACGGGATGCTTGATATGCAAAAGAAAATAGGTTTTGAGCAAAGTCAAATAGCATTAGAAGTATTAAGAACACAAGGATTTAGAGCTGCTGAATTGTTCTTATTAGATAAAACATTAGAAAAACAAAAACAAGCAAGAATTGACGCTGCTAAAGAAAAAAATAGCAAGATTGGAGGAGGTGAATTGCTTGGAGATTTAGGATCAATGCTTCAGCAGATTGATGAAGCAAATATAAATAAAGAGTTTGAAGATATGAAAAAAGAAGCTCAAGACTTAATCAATAAAACAAAAGAATGGAATAGAGAATTAGAAAAAACAATGATGGTTTCGCAAATAAAAGATGAATTAATAAAATTACAAGATCCAATGTTCCAAATAGTTGAGGCTGCTAATGCGATAGGAGATGCGTTTAGTAGTTCATTTAAAGGAATTATTAGTGGTTCGATGAGTGCTCAAGAAGCATTAGCTAATTTATTTAAACGAACAGCAGATCATTTTGTAGACATGGCAGCAGAAATACTTGCAGCACAAATAAGAGCAAAAATTGTTGGTATGTTTGCTAATGCTTTTGCAGGAGGAATTGGTACAGCACAAACAGGAATACCAAGTGGAGCAAATCTTCCAGCAGGTTCTTTTGGGACAGGAACAGCAGGTGGAGTTGGGAAAACAGCAAATGATTTAACAAGACATTTTGCTTCAGGAGGATATGTTACTAGGCCAACCGTAGGACTTGTAGGAGAGGCTGGAGAAGACGAATATGTAATCCCTGCATCAAAGATGGCTTCAAGTATGCAACGCTATTCAGCAGGTGCTAGAGGTGATTCTGTAATAGCTGGAAGTGGTTCGTCTTATGCAGGTGGCGGTGCAGGAGGGTCTACTACTGTTAATTACTCTGGGCCTATATTGAACTTCAACTCTGAAGAATTTGTTCCTAAATCTGCTGTAGGACAAATCATTGCAAGTGCCGCAAAACAAGGTGCTTCAATGGGTGAAACTCGTACTATGAAATCAATGCAAAATAATCGTTCTGCCAGAGCGAGGATAGGAATGTAATGAGTGCGATTGCTTTAGTTACGTTT